CGGAGCTGGCAAGTGCGCTCGCAGCCCTGATAGCGGCGCAAGCCCCGGCAAAGTGATCCGAAAAATCGAATTAGCAAAACGCAGAATTTTCTTAGCAAATTTCTGAAAAGCGTTCGAGTCCAATTAGCAAATATACATCATGCGGCGTATAAAAATTTCTCGGTAACAGAAGCGAAATTACCGGGAAAAGGAGGAATAAAAAAACGCTGCAAGCCCCGAAAAAAGGCTTGCAGCGGTGCTTTCTGGCGTCCCAGAGAGGATTTGAACCTCCGGCCCCACGCTTAGGAGGCGTGTGCTCTATCCAGCTGAGCTACTGAGACAGGTAACAGTTGCTATTATACCTGTTTTCCGCCCGGATTGCAAGTGCCCGCTGTAATTCTGTGCCCGGTTTCTGATTTTACAGGATGGGCATGAACCACTCCACGGTCTCCGGCTGCGGGGAAATTTAAGGCAATACCGCACAATTCCCACCTTACGGCTCAAGCACCGCTCCGGCGGCTGCGGCACCTCGCTCGCCGTATCGGCACTTAGAATTATAAAGGTTGGCAACAAAAAAAGTCCAACCGCCCGGAAGCAGTTGGACATCTCTATAAAACGCACTTTGAAAATCGGTCATCGCCTTTGCCGGTTTTGTGCGATACAGCAAAGAAAAGAAGCTGCGGCAACATCTTTGCCACAGCTTTTTGGTGGGAGCTGGTGGATTCGCAAGCCGCGGTCTAAAAAACAGTCCGCAGGACTGTTTTTTGCCGTCTGCGGATGGCCGACCTGTTCGAATCCTACCAGCTCCAGCACAAAAAAGAACCCGCAACCTAAGTTGCGGGTCCTTTTTGGTGGGACATTGCGCACAGCGTCCGAACATTTCACCGCGCGCAGCATCGTTGATTTCTCGCATCCGCACGACCACATTACCATTATCGGTATAATTAAACGCAATGTCAAAGTGGTCATCGTATAGGTAGATAGCGTTGACAAATGTTTTTATCAGTCGCTTTTGGCTGTCACGGTCTGCCATATCCAGTGCGGATATTTCTTGCAGGAAAAATAAAATCATATCCCGCGTGAGCTTAAAGCCCTCAGCCAGTCCCGCCTCGGCTCGGGCCGTGCTGAGGGCTTGTTTTTGGTTTGTCAGTTCATCCATTCGGGTTTTTGTCATCTCATTGATGATGCCCATTTCGATGGCCTTCATCACATTGGAGAGCGCCCTATCCACATCGGCTATCTGCTTATCCAGTGCCTTGATGGCATCACCGGATGTATCGCTGCGCTCATAGGCGGCCCATACCTGATCGGCGATGTTTTCCAGTGTAGCCGGATTTTCTAGCAATTTACCGATAGCCCTGAGCACCAGCGACTCAATCACATCTTGTCGCACCGGTTTTTTATCGCACGACTTTTTCTTTTTGCGGTTCAAACAGGTATAGTAGCTGTGTTTGATGCCGTTGCGCCCGTGGCCACTCTCCCCCACCATCATCGCGCCGCAATGACCGCAGAACAGTTTATCCGTCAGCAGATACTCGGTTTTAGACCATACCCGAGCGGGTGCGCGGCGATTGACCTTGAGCATTTCCTGCACCTTATCAAATGTGGTCCGGTCTGTTAGCGCGGGCATACCGCCCTCATTACGGATGTCATGAAAGATGTACACGCCGGTGTACTTCTCATTTTTCAGCAGGCGGTGCAGGCTGTTGACGGTGAACTCGCTACCGCGAGTTGTCCTAATTCCCTGTGCGTTAAGCCACGCAACGATTTCTGAGATGGTCTCGCCGTTGGCGTATCGCTTAAAAATTTCTGTTACATACGATGCGGTTTTGGGGTCACTTTCGTAACGCTTAGTTTCTGGATTAACTATGTATCCCAGCATTTTGTTTCCGCCGATAGACATTGACTTCTTGGCGCTCTCACGCTGACCCCGGCGCACATTTTGCGCCAGCTGGAGCGAGTAGTATTCTGCCATGCCCTCAAGCACCGAATCCAAAATAACGCCCTCTGGGCCGTCTGGCACATCCTCTGCAACGCGCTCCACCCTAACCCCGTTCTTTTTACAGCGGTAACGATTAAAGGCGATTTCTTCACGGTTACGACCGAATCTGTCAATTTTCCACAGCAGGATAACTCCGAATTGATGCATGGCGGTATCGGACAGCATCTTTTGAAATTGCTCTCGATCATCATTGCGCCCGGTCATCGCCCGATCAGCATAGACATGAATAATCGTGTAGCCATGTTGCTCTGCATATTTCTGTGCAGCGGCGATCTGTCCCTCGATAGATTGCTCGGTCTGCCCGTGGGAAGAATACCGTGCGTAAACAACGGCGATTTTGTCAACTGAACTCAAACTGTCACCCCCCTCTTATTTAACGAAAACGGCCTCAAATTTGCATTTAATGGCTGTAAAACCAAATTGTTATAAGAATAACGCCGAGAATGATCGCCACCAAAATGGCGCATCCCTCGTTTGTGTTCAGTTTATTATATTGGGCATTGAGGTCATCCTGTGTGGTAAAGTCAAAGCTGTATCCGCAATCCTCGCAGTATGCGATGTTACGGCGATGAATCTTTGTATCACCAGATGCGAGCCTATTGCTCGAGACGGTCGCTACGCCGCCTGTCGATGTCGTACCGTTCACTACATGCTTAAACCGCACTTTGGGGCTACCGCACATCGGGCAGACCCGCTTTGATGGCTGGGTCTGCTTGACCTTATTCTTTTGCGCGTGATAGCCGAGAGCGCACAGCAACGCAATGACAAATACGATGATGAGCGCCGCAAATCCTAAAAGCATATACAGACCGATTGTCAAAATAAACGTAATAAAAGCTATCATGTTAGATTCCCTCCGGGCCATAGTCTGGCAAGCCCCGGCAGATGCCTACAGCCACACCTTCGATGCGCAAATCGTTTATTTCTTCTTTCGTGTAAGTCATAGGTGTAAATCGAGGGTTTTCTGGTTGTAAAATCACAGTGTCATCATGCCGATAAAAATGCTTGAGCGTTGCCTCGTCATCAATCAGCACCGCCGCAATCTGCCCGTTTTCAACGTTGGGCTGGGAGCGGATACAAACCAAATCGCCATCTTGAATCGTCGGGGACATCGAATCGCCCTTGCATACCAACGCAAAATCGGCTTTCCATAGCGAGGATACACTTATATACCGTTCTATGTTTTCCTGTGCGAGAATCGGAGTGCCACAGGCAATGTTACCGATAACAGGAACGGATTTTGTATCAGGCAGAGGTATAAATCCTTTGGGGATGGTCGGTTTCGGTTGGGGAATTGGCTTAGTGTTATCTCTTTGGGCGGATGGGTCATCCGTCCACCCCATCAAATACGCAGGCGAGGTCTGCAGGGCCTTTGCAATCTCTACCACCTTACTGCGCGGCGGGCTGATTTTGCCGCTCTCTATTTTTGTGATGGTGGTTTTATTTTTGTATCCGACCTGTTCGGCGAGTTCCGCTTGCGAAATGTTCAGCGCGGTTCTCCTCTTTCTGATTCTTTCGCCCGTGACATCCATCGAAAAAGCCTCCTTATACCGAGATGTATATAAAATTCTTTATATACATAATACACCACGGATGATTAAAAATCAAGATTTTTTTATTTTTCGCAAAAAAAGTGTTGACTTTCAATCACCTATGGTGTATTATGCGTGTAGTGATTATAAATCACCCACAAAACCAGAGAGGAGGGTTTCTGATGATTGATACCATCAAACTGGAAATGTCGATCACTAAGGCACGTATCACTAAGCGCGAACTGGCAAAGCAGCTCGGCATCTCCGAAATGTCGCTGTACAATAAGATACATAACATCTCGGAGTTTAAGGCGAGCGAGATTCGCCAGTTGTCCGAGATTTTGGAACTGAGCGATAGCGATAGGCAGGCAATTTTTTTTGCCTGATAGATGATTATAAATCATCTTACGAAATGAGAGGTACAGCATGGAAAGCATCACAATCGACTTTGACAAAATGCCGGAGAAAGAAAAGCGGGTTCTGGGCGATACGCTTTACGCCGCTTGCAAGGCGTTCTATGAGAACCCTGACAACCTCGCCCGGTATAACGCATGGAAAGCAAAACGGGAGGCCGCTCATGTATAAGATTATCAACCTTGCGGGCCGCATCTCACTTTTCTTTGTGATTGAGGTCGCTATGTACTACGCCATGATTGACCCGCTTCTCCGCATCTTTTTCCGCCTGCCCGACCGTCCCGCACTGCTTATCGCATCGTGGGCGCTCCTGATTGTCGCCGCCATCATCGACGATACGATTCTCCCCGTTTTCAATTACGACAAGGGCACCGATGCCCATGTCAAATAAATTTTGGAGGTAACACACCATGATCGAACTGAAAGTAACCGTTGACGCTCCCGAACTGAGCGCCGCCATCAACCATCTGGCCGAGGCCATCGAAAGCAAGGGCACTGACGTCCTCGCCGCTCCGGCAAAAAACTCCCGCAGCAAGAAAGCTGCTGCCAAAACTGCCCCGGACGCACCTGCGGCTTCTGCTCCTGCCCCGTCTGAACCTGTCGCCGCCCCGGCATCCATTGAACAGCCCGCCGTGACATCTCAGCCCGTGCAGACCCCCGTCATCACTCCTGCACAGCAGCCTACTCCTGCCGCCCCCATGGCCACGCCTGTGATGCCTCAGCCCGTTGCAACGGCTACTCCCGTGATGACCCCGCCTGCCGCTCCTGTGACCCAGCAGTTCATCCCTCAGCCCGCCGCTGCACCCACTCCCGCTCCTGTCACCCCGGCACAGCCTCAGCAGAGCAACATCACCCTTGAGCAGATCATCAACGCCGCCATGCCGCTGATGAACAGCAACCCCGCATTTGCTATGCAGCTGCAGGGCATCCTCGCAAAGTACGGCGTTCAGGCCGTCACGCAGATTCCCAAAGAGCATCTGCCCAATGTGGCCGCTGACCTCGCCGCCCTCGGCGCAAAGTTTTAAGGGTGCTAAGATGACGGCGTGGGAATATGATGCCCTGCAAGCGCTACTAACTCGCAAGGCCCAGAACAACCCACACAGCGGAAAACGCGCCGAGGGGTATATGGATGGGATTCTCGCGGCGAAAAGTATTCTTCACGCCTTTTATCAACAGCAAGAAAAGGAGAAAGCAAATGGCAAGCCCTGAAATTCACGCCAAATGTGGCGCGTCCAATGCGCACCGCTATCTGGTCTGTACTGCGTCGCCTACGTTTGAGGCGCAATTTCCGGTCAGTACGAGCGTCTATGCCGAGGAGGGTACGCTGGCGCACAGCATTTGCGAGTTGTTCGTCAAGACCCGTGGCGATGTGGATGCAATGGCTGAGGAGCTGCGTCCCCTGCAGCGGAACAAGCTCTATCAGCCCGAAATGCTGACCTGTGCCAAGGTCTACTGCGACTGGATTATGGAAAAGGCGCTGGGCTACACCAATCCTCCGGCAATTATGACGGAGCAGCAGGTAGACTTTTCCGATGTTGTGCCGGAGGGCTTCGGTACTTGTGATTGCGTGATGATCGGCGATGACACGCTGAACATTTTTGACTACAAACACGGCAAGGGTGTCCGTGTGGATGCCGTGGGCAATTCGCAGATGCGGCTTTACGCCCTCGGTGCCCTTGCGAAGTACCGCCCCCTGTACGGCGACACCATCAAAAAGGTGCGCATGACCATCATCCAGCCCCGAATCAGCGCCGACCCGTCCGAGGATGAGATGACCGTGGATGACCTGTTGGCGTGGGGCGCCGAAATCCATCCCCTCGCTGTGGAGGCGTTCAACGGCCCCGGCATATTTGTTCCCGGCGAGCACTGCAAGTTCTGCCGGGGCAAGGCAAAATGCCGCGCCCGTGCCAACATCAACACGGCGCTGGAAGATTTCGCCGCGTGTGTACCTATGGGTCGCGTCCCCGCCGATGAACCGAAAGACAACATCACGCGCCGCGCGATGGGCCTGCAAAAAGCGCTGACCGATGAAGAAATCGGTCAACTGCTGACGCGCGGTCAGTTTTTGGTGAGCTGGTATGACGATCTGAAAGCCTATGCACAGCAGACAATTCTCGACGGCGGTGAAATTCCCGGCTGGAAAGTCGTTGCAGGCCGTAGCGTCCGCGCGTTCCATGACACCGATGCCGCGTTCCAAACGCTTATCAAGGCGGGCTACGATGAGGCCATGCTGTATGATCGCAAGCCCGTTTCCCTGTCCGAACTGGAAAAGCGGCTTGGCAAGAAAAAGTTTGCCGAACTGCTGGCCGACCAGATTGACCGCCCGATGGGCAAGCCGACGTTAGTTGACGAATCTGACAAGCGCGAACCGTACAACAGCGCTGCCGCTGATTTTGGAGGGGTTTAACCAATGTTCGACGATTACGACCATATCACAATCAGCTATCACCATCGGGACGATGGCTGGTTTGAGATGGAGCTATATCTGCCGCTATTGGTTGACTGCCCCAAAAATAAGATGCCTGCCATCCTCTCCCAATTCGTCAAGGACGAAAAGTGCGAGGATAAGGCCAAAAAGCTGCTGGCCTACTGGGAGCGGCAGCGCGATAAGTACGAGCGTGACCGCAAGGATGCGGCAGATGCCTATGTGAACATCTCTACTGAGGTATCAGACCTGCAAACCGTCATCCGCACCAAAAAGCACCCTGTCGGCACTCGACTGTCCAATGCCGAATTGCAGGATGCTAAAAAGCAACTTGCAAGCAAAAAAGCTCTTAAAAAGCGCACCTACGACACTTTGAAATTCAGCTATGACCGCAAAACCCGGCTGGACTTCTTTATCGAGATGCTGAAATGTCACCCCAAATTACAATGGGTTTTCAATTCTGAGGAGGTACAGAAATGAAAGTTGAGAAAAACAGCCCTCTGGCCCAAATGCTCTTGAAACTGGCCGCTGAGCATGACCCGAAACTGCGCGAGGCTATCCGCAACGGCGAGGTTGAGGGCGTGAACATTATCGCTGTCGGCGGCGCACCTGATGGCGAAGTCAAAGAACTGCTGGAATCTCTCGCCAAAGACGAGGATGACTGCAAGAATTGCGAAAACCGCGATGGGTGTGAGGACGCCAAGACGGCCACACCCTGCGATGATACTGAGGATGCGGACGGTGACATCAGCATCGTTGATGAAATTCGCAGTATCGCCAATGACCCGGACATTCCTGAAAGCATCGCGGCCCCGGGCCCGCGTCGTTTTGGTATCTGCCGAACTCGTGGACATTTTGAACTCTGTCCCGCGTATGGTTTCTCCGAAACGGATGCGCCCGTACACTGCCCGCCGTGCGGCAATGCTTGCCGATGTCAGCGCTACTATCTGCCGCGCTCAGACCGACATCCTCGATGCCATGCACCGCTACTCCGAATTTGCCGAAATCACCGATGCCTATTTCGATGATAGCGACGAAGAAAATACAACTGAAACCGAATAAGAAAGGAAATGTGTCATGTATAACAACGATGCACAGAGATGTTTGACAGGCGAAGTTCGCCTGTCCTATGTCAGTCTCGACAAGCCCCGTCAGCCGCAGGGCGGCGTGGGTGATGCCAAGTACAGCGCCACGCTGTTGATTCCTAAGACCGACACCGCCACTATCGCCGACTTCCGCAGTGCCATTCAGGTGGCGGCTCAGATCGGCGCGGGGACGCTGTGGGGCGGCATTATCCCGCCGAATCTGGATTCCATCATCCACGACGGCGACGGTGTGCGCCCCAGCGGCATCCCGTTTGGCGATGAATGTCACGGCTGCTGGGTCATCACCGCCAGCACCAAAAACAAGCCGCAGGTCGTCGGGCAGGACAACATCAACGTAGAACTGGCCCCGCAGGACATTTACAGTGGCATGTATGCCCGCGTGACTGTCCGCTTCTACCCCTTTAACACCGCAGGCAAGCGCGGTGTCGGCTGTGGGCTGGGCAACGTAATGAAAACCCGTGACGGTGAGCCGCTGTCTGGCGGTGCATCTGCCGCCGCTGATTTCGCGGGTGTCGGCAACGCCGTAGCCCCCGCCGCTCCCATGCAGCAAGGCTGGCAGCAGGCAACCCCTACGCCGACTGCCGCTTCGGCTGCGCCCGTGTACCAGCCGCCCTACTCCGCGCCTGCCGCGAATCCGGCACCATGGAACGGCGCTACACAGATGTATCCCACTGGCGGCGCTGTGAATCCGCTTACCGGGAATCCGATGTAATCGAAACACTCCCTTGCAGGGTGCGTGACGCCCTGTTCGACCCAGCTACCACGCTTTTCGGCAGGGTACTGGTAATTAAATAACCATCCACCTCTTTCTATACCGGGAGGGGCTGCGGCCCCTCCTCTTATGTACTCGGATAGCTCAATGGCAGAGCAAGCGCGCGATGTCGGTTCAACTCCGGCTCCGGGGCAGAAATCAAGAGGAAATTCAAGCCCGTACATAAAGGAAAGGAATCTACAAATGAGCTTTGTAACTTTGCGTAAAACCGTCTGCATCGATATTGACATCGGTACTGCCCTGAAAGAAATCACTTCCAACCCGCATATTGGCGATGCACTGGCCTTTGACCTGCTGGATGGCCGTCACATTGAGTGTGCCGTCACTGACATCGACGATAAGGCCATCCGCTTTGATTCTGTGGATTGCCTCGGTGACGACATGACTTACGGCAAGGTCGAAAAATGGCTTGACCGCATCGATCATCTGATGCCCGATGAACTGCGCAAGGCTATCGTCGATACCGAACGCAAGCACACCATCGACGGCAAAAAGGTATGCCGCCTTGAGCGCTTATTTCTGCCCGCCGCGTCTGAACTGTTCAGCGGGGATGCTGTTCTCGGCGACGACGGGCTGTACAAGCAGATGGATTGGTACAAAGATCGCCGCCATCGCATGAAGATGGACGAACACGGCGGTGATTCAACTGCCTATTGGACATCTTCTCAGCGCTCCGGCAACTCCTCCCTCTTCTGCTATGTGGACAGCAGCGGCATTGCGGACACCCTCAACGCCTCCTACACATGGCTGTCCGCGCCCGTCTGCTTCCGTATCCGTAAATCGTAATTATCCCCGCGCCCCTTGTGGGCGCGGCCTATGCGGATTCCCTTATAAATAAGGAAAGGAAATGCCCAAATGAAAACCAGATTTGACAGCGCCGAGATTTGGCGCACAAACAATGATACGGCTGTAAGTATCAAGGAACTGGAAACCTCGCACCTTATGAACATTGTACGGATGCTCCTGCGCCGCCCCGAAACCGTGCAGACGATGCTCGTCTGCGATATTGAGCGCCAGACCCGCAATGTTTGGAGAGCGAATGATCTTGTTGACGAAGATGCCGTCGCATCTATCCACAATGCCACTTCCATGACTCCTCGTGAGATTGTTCAGTGGGTACAGGGTACGCCCCTGTTTACGGCTATCGTCATTACCCTTGAGGGGCGTGGGGTCAACACCTCCGTGCTGATTGGCTCGGTTTTGGCTGAACTCGGATATGAGGAGAACGGCAATGAGTGAACAGCTACACCATCTGAGTATCGACCTTGAGACTTACAGCACCGTCAGCATCGGCGCGGCGGGGTCATACCGATATATCCTCGACCCGTCTTTTGAGATTCTGCTTTTCGCGTACAGTCTCGACGGGATGCCCGTTGAGGTCATCGATGTGGCAAGCGGGCAGGTTATTCCCCTTTGGCTGAAAAATGCCCTCAAAAATCCCCTATACATCAAACACGCCTACAACGCGGCTTTCGAGTGGTTTGCCCTCAGCAAGTATCTGGGATGGCTGCCCCCCGATCAGTGGCGCGATACGATGCTCCACGCGCTCTACTGCGGCTACCCGGCATCGCTAGACGCGGCGGGCAGAGCGATGGGCCTGCCTGAAGATAAGAAAAAGTTGACGACGGGCAAGGCCCTTATCCGCTATTTCTGCGTTCCCTGCAAGCCCTCCAATGCCAACGGGAACCGCACCCGCAATCTACCCAAGCACGACCCCGCCAAATGGAAACTGTTCAAGGAGTACAACGGGCAGGACGTTGTAACCGAAATGGAAATTGACCGCCGCCTGTCGGCGTTTCCCGTGCCCGCGTTTGTGCAAAAGCAATGGGAAACCGACTTGACGATGAACGCGCGGGGCGTGGCCGCTGACATGGAAATGGTGAGCGGCGCTCTCGTCATCGGCGCTACGGTCAAAAGCCAGTTGATGGCTGAGGCCCGCCAGCTCTCCGGGCTGGACAATCCCAACTCCATCAAGCAGCTTGCCCGATGGCTGACCGAGGCCACGGATGGCGACACGGAAATTACCAGCGTCACTAAAGAAACCGTCGCCACGATGCTGAAACAGCCTCAGCCCGCCAACGTGCAGCGGATGCTCGAAATCCGGCAGGAACTCGGCAAAACCAGCACCAAAAAATATGATGCGCTGGAAACCTGCATCGCCGACGATGGCCGCGTCCGTGGCCTGCTCCAATTCTACGGGGCGAACCGCACCGGGCGCTGGGCGGGCCGTCTGGTGCAGGTGCAGAACCTCCCCCGCACCTATACCCATCCCCTGCCCCCGGCGCGTCAGCTCGTCAAAGACCGCAATATCGACGGCCTGCGGCTGATGTACGGCAGTATCAATGATACGCTTTCGCAGCTTATCCGCACGGCCTTTGTGGCGACCCCCGGCAATGTTCTGATTGATGCCGACTTCTCGGCCATTGAGGCCCGCGTTATCTCGTGGCTGGCGGGTCAGGAATGGCGGCTTGAAGTTTTCCGCACCCACGGCAAAATCTATGAAGCGTCGGCATCGCAGATGTTCCATGTGCCCATTGAGAAAATCAAAAAGGGCAACCCGGAATACGCTCTGCGCCAGCGCGGCAAAGTCGCAGAACTGGCCCTCGGCTATCAGGGCGGTGTCAGTGCAATGCGCCGCATGGACACTGGGCATAACCTCGACGACCTCTCCGATGATGAAGTCAAGGGCATTGTGGACAGATGGCGCGAAACAAATTCGATGATACGTGATTTGTGGAACATCGTTGATTCTGCCGCCGTCACCGTCATCACCAACGGCGGCGCACAGACTATCCGCTCCGAAACCACCGATGCCGTCATCACTCTGGCCTGTGAGCTGGATGTCATCACGGGCACCCGGTACATGACGATTCTGCTGCCGTCCGGGCGCAAGCTGTACTATCCATCCCCCGAAATCGGCGTAAACCGCTGGGGCAATCCCTCGGTCAGCTATATGGGTCAGAATCAGACGACCAAACGATGGGAGCGGGTGGAAACCTACGGCGGCAAGCTGGTGGAGAACATCGTGCAGGCTATCGCCCGTGACTGTCTGGCAATCGCCATTGAAAACCTTGAGGCACAGGGCCTACACGTCGTATTCCACATCCATGATGAAGTCGTCATCGACACGCCTGCATGGGCCGACAATGACACGATGCTGGACACCGTTACAAAAATTATGACAAAGCCCATCCCATGGGCGCAGGCACTCCCCCTCAACGCGGACGGATGGGTCGATAAATTCTTCAAAAAGGACTGATTATCGCATGAACGCTCTTATTCATCTCGACCAGAACGGCAAAAAGGTCATGGAACGGCGCGTCCATGAGGCCGTTATGAAAGAACGCGCCGACATCAGCACCCGCGCACAGTATGTTTGGGCGCTGTCCATGCTCCAATGCGGCCTATCGCCGCGTACTGTTCAGATCGTGGCAGATCATTTCGAGGTGGTGCTGGACAAGTACATGGAATATCAGACCGAGGATTTAGGCGACCTGTTCATGCGCTCGATGCTCCACGATTCGGGCGTTGAGGTCAAGGCGACCAGCCGAGAAAGGAAACGTAAAAGAAAATGAGCAAGGTACAAATCACCGCCTTTACCGGCGAATACCACTTTTTGAGCAACTACTGCGCCTGCCCTATCACCATTGATGGGCTTACCTATCGGAGCGCCGAGGCCGCTTTTCAGGCGGCAAAATGCAATGTTCCGATTGATCGCGCGGCGTTCTGCACTGTCCCGCCCAATGTAGCAAAAGCCATCGGGCGCAAAATCAAGCTGCGCAAGGGATGGGAGAAAGAGCGTGACGGCATCATGGCTGATGTCATCCATGCGAAATTTTCTCAGAATCCAGCCCTTGCACAGGCTCTTATCGACACCGGCGATGCCGAGTTGATCGAGGGCAACACATGGAACGATAACTACTGGGGTATGTGCGGATGTACCCGCTGCCGCAGTGAGGGCACCAAGGGCCTGAACAAGCTGGGCAAGATTCTGATGGCCGAGCGGACACGGTTGCAGGCGGCTACACCCGCCGTAACCGAGGAGGGCTGACGATGGTACACCTTGGAGACATTACCAAAATGAGCGGGTACACCATCCCGCCTGTGGATGTCGTTACTTTCGGTTCACCGTGTCAAGACCTTTCCATCGCCGGGAAAAGGGCGGGTATGGCCGGAGAACGCTCTGGGCTGTTCTCTGAGGCTGTCCGCATCATCCGCGAAATGAGATATGCCACTTTTGGCGCGTACCCTAAATACGCTGTCTGGGAGAATGTTCCCGGCGCGTTTAGTTCAAACAAAGGAGAAGATTTCCATGCCGTCCTGCAAAGCCTCTGTCGGGTCATCGACCCCGACGCTACTATTCCTAGACCTACGGACGCACGGGGGGGGGGATTAAATGGCCCCGCGCCGGGGCAATTCTGGCAGACCACTACTCGCTGGCGTGGCGAACTATGGATGCCCAGCACTGGGGCGTTTCCCAACATCGCCTGCGCATCTCGCTTGTCCTCGATCTTACAGGTGGGCGTGCCGGAGAAATACTATTTGAGCCGGAAAGCCTGCGAGGGCATTTTGCGCCGGGCATCACGCCGGGGCAAGGAGCTGCCGGAGCTGTTGAAAATGGCGCTGGAACAGCAGATTGCACAGATGCCATCCCCGTAAACCTCCAAATTGCGACCCGCCACAAATTCCTCGGAGAGAGAACGGGTCTTGGCGTTGGGCAGGCGGGTGATGCCGCCTATACATTGCAGGAGGGTCACGAGCATGGGGTCTGTTGTCCTGATATTGCCAAAGCATACACCTTAAAAATCCGCTCCGGGTGTGAGGGCGGCGGCAAGGGTGCGTTGGTACAGACCGAAAAGAGCGCCACCCTCTCCACCTTGCAAGACCAAACGCTCTTTGTGGCCGAACCGCCTGACCACGCAAAGAATCAGGGCGGCATCGCTATTGTCGAACCGACATTCTGTATTCAGGGCAACACGATTGACCGCGCAGATACGGCGGGTGCAAATGGCACCGGCGTCAAAGAGGATGTCTGTTACACTCTGAACACGATTGATCGTCCTGCCGTTGCATTCGCGTTCGACTGCCGCAATATGACTGCCAATGAGGAACTGTCCGCAACCTTGCAAGCAAAAGGCAACGGCGGGCAAAGCCTCAACTACATCAATCCCGTAGCCGAGCCGCTTATCTATGATGCGCGGGGCAACGGCGACGGCATCACATCCCCGACTATGACCGGCGACCACAATAGCCGAGTCACCGATTATACAGCCATCACTTTGCAAGGCGATACCGTAGCGGGTGCGCTACTGGCCCGCGATTATAAGGGCCCCGGCAGGGCGGATTCTCTCGGTAGAGTAATCGCCCAGCCCGTAGGTGCAGACCTGTATAACGGTAATCTAACGGGTGATAAGGCTGTAACTCTGACAACTGCCACTGGGCAGGGCGGAGCTAACACAGGGCCATCGGTAATTGAAAAAATCATCCGCTGGATTGTACGCCGCCTGACCCCAACCGAGTGTGAGCGCCTGCAAGGCTATCCCGATGGATGGACAGACCTCGGTGACTGGGTAGACAGCAAGGGCAAGGCCCACAAGGCCGCTGACACGCCCCGGTATAAGGCGCTGGGCAACTCCATCGCCTTGCCGCAGTGGTACTACGTTCTCGGCGGTATCGCTGACCGTCTGCCGGAGGATGCAACCCTCGGCAGTTTGTTCGACGGCATCGGCGGTTTTCCGTATGTGTGGGCACAGCTACACGCTGGGCGCAAGCAGTTATGCGTTTGGGCCTCGGAGATCGAGGAGTTTCCCATCGCGGTCACAAAGAAATGGTTCCCGGAGGTAGAGGATGGAAAATTACACTGATTTCGTTGTTCACAAATCGGAGCGGGCTGTACACACCGACAGTATCGCCCTGACCGTGGACGACCTCAACAATAAGTTGTACGACTTCCAAAAGGACATCGTGCGGTGGGCGCTGGCAAAGGGCCGCGCCGCTATTTTTGTCGATTGCGGCCTCGGCAAGACCGCGATGCAACTTGAATGGGCGCATCGGGTTTGTGAGCATACGGGGGGGGATGCCCTCATTGTAGCGCCTCTGACCGTTTCTCCGCAGACCGTGGGAGAGGGCTTGAAATTCGGAGTGCCCGTTACCCTCTGCGAAACCGCCGACGATATTCAGCCCGGCGTGAACATCACCAACTATGAGAAACTGGACAAATTCGCCGGGGTGCATTTCTCAGCCGTAGTTCTGGATGAATCCAGCATCCTGAAATCCTTTACGGGCAAAGTGCGCAATCAGATCATCGACTTTTTCTCCGATACGCCGTTCCGGCTGGCCTGCACCGCCACCCCCGCGCCCAATGACTTTATGGAGCTGGGCAATCACGCAGAATTTTTGGGCATCATGTCCTATTCTGAGATGCTGTCCATGTTCTTTGTCCATGATGGCGGGCAGACATCGAAATGGCGGCTCAAAGGTCATGCTGAGGACGTTTTCTGGCAATGGCTGGGTAGTTGGGCTGTGGTTATGAACAGCCCCGCAGACCTCGGCTACGATCTGCCGGGGTACGACCTCCCGCCGCTGAGGGTGCATGAGGTCATCGTGGACGGAGATGCACCGATTACCGAGAGCATGACGCTGACGCAGCGGCGCGAGGCCCGACGGGCTACACTCGCAGAACGGTGTCATGCGGCGGCTGATCTAGTGAACGGCGACCCCGGCGAACAGTGGCTCGTGTGGTGCGACCTCAATTCGGAGAGTGAAGCACTGGCGCACGGCATCCCCGATGCGGTAGAGGTCAAGGGCAGTGACAGGGCCGCGCTCAAAAGTTCCCGCCTGCTGGGCTTTTCGATGGGCTTTAACCGGGCGCTTGTCACCAAGCCCTCTATCGCTGGATTCGGCATGAACTGGCAGAACTGCCACAAGATGATTTTTGTCGGCCTGTCCGACAGTTATGAACAATATTATCAGGCCGTGCGCCGCTGTTGGCGTTTTGGGCAGTCTGAGCCGGTGGATGTATACATCGTTATCAGTGCCCGCGAGGGCGCGGTCAAGGCCAATATCGAGCGCAAACAGGCCGATTGTGATAAGATGCGGGCCGCGATGGGCGAACAGACCCGCGAAAACGTCAAAAAGCAGTTGCAAAGCACCTGCCGCCTGACAACGCCCTATGAACCGCAGACGGCTATGCGCCTGCCTGCATGGGAGGAGTTTAACCATGAATGTGCTTAATCAGTTGATCGACAGCGCACAGCGCTGGGCGATGTATCAGGGGGATTGCGTGGAAACCCTGCGCGGCATCCCCGACAACAGCATCCACTATTCCATCTTTTCCCCGCCGTTCGCAAGCCTGTACACCTATTCCAACAGTGACCGCGATATGGGCAACAGCAGCGACGGCGCGGAGTTTGCACAGCATTTCGGCTACCTCGTGGCCGAGCTGTACCGGGTCATCATGCCGGGGCGGCTGGTGTCCATCCATTGCATGAATTTGCCCGCCATGAAATCCCGTGACGGCTTTATCGGCATCAAGGATTTTCGCGGTGACATTATCCGCGAGATGACCGAGTACGGGTTCATCTTCCATTCGGAGGTCTGCATCTGGAAAAATCCAGTCACGGAGATGCAGCGCACCAAGGCACTGGGCTTGCTACACAAACAGATCCGCAAGGATTCGGCGATGTCGCGGCAGGGGCTGCCCGATTACGTCGTGACGTTCCGCAAGCCGGGTGAAAACCCTGAGCCTATCCCCCACGACCATGATTCTTTCCCGGTGGATGTTTGGCAGAAATACGCCTCGCCCGTCTGGATGGATGTGCGGCAGTCTAATACCCTGCAGCGCAAGAGTGCCCGTGATGAAAAGGACGAAAAGCACATCTGCCCCTTGCAGTTGGACGTTATCGAGCGGTGCATCGACCTGTGGACGAATCCCGGCGACATCGTGCTTGACCCGTTCGCGGGCATCGGTTCTGTGCCCTATCAGGCTGTTCTCATGGGCCGTCGTGGGCTGGGCATTGAACTGAAAGACAGCTACTACGCACAGGCCGTGAAAAACCTTGAGGGCGCGGCCAGTGAGGCCGACAGCCACGAGATCAACACCAATGTGCGCCTGCGCTGCCCCGTGTGCGGCATCAAGGTTGACGGCAAAATCTGCCCGCTGTGCGGTAAGGATTTGATGGCAAAGGAGGAGTAAAGCATGGAACGGACGACAAACTCTGCGGATGCCCGCCGCGCGGCGGACTATCTGTCCAGATATTGTAACGAAAACGGAACAGACGTTTGCAAGGGATGCTTTGCCCGTGAGGATAGCGGGTTTTGCATTTTATGCGAAAGTTCACCTAATAATTGGGAGTTACCCTCAATCTGGTCTGCACAGGACATCGCGCTCGCAAAGGCCATGATGCCGTTTGCAAAAACTATCGTCTGGCCTATTGAGGCGAAACCTAATCCGAATCACCGCTATTTTAAGGGCGAGGGACAGCGCACCATTCCGCTACCGACAGGGGCTTTTAATAATCTGCGTCCCGGCGAGATTATCAATCTAGCTGACATTGTGGGAGGTACAGACGATGCCCGATGACGTTTTGGAGATGATCGGCACGGCGGCACTGCTGGAACAACTCGCCGAGGAATCGGCTGAACTGGCGCAGGCCGCGCTCAAGATGGCCCGCAAGATACGCAACGAGAACCCCACGCCGAAATCCCGCGCGGATTGTGTTGCCAATCTGCAAGAGGAAATCGCGGATGTGGAATTGTGCATCAGTATTTTGCCCGCCGCACTGAATGACCCCGCCGAGGTCGGCAGGACGATGACCGCCAAGCATCGGCGGTGAAATGAACGGTTACACGATGAAAAGCTGTGGGAGGTTGACAGCCATGAGAATCGACATTCGGGACAGTAAATACTCCGTCATCTACAACGAAAAGACCGGCGCAGTTGAGGATGTCCTGTGGTGCAATGAAAGCGCCGAGGATTTGAAAAACCTCAATGTCGTGGCCGACATGGCCCGTGAACTGGCCGTGTATCAGCAGGCGGGTGTCGCTATGTTCGCCGGGGCAAAGGCCATCCGTGACCTGATTGAGCGCGGACGGCGCACCTACCATCAGCGTATTGTCCACGGTATGTGCGTCACCAACTACGATTTGCCCCTTGCAAAAGCTATGGATTTGCTGATGCAGGCGGGCGCTCTGGCGATGAATGAACGCGATGCCCTGCGCGAGTGCGCCAGCAGAACAGCCGCCGAGCGCCTTTTTAACTCGCTGTTGCGGTGAGGTGCCACTATGATGCACTTGAAAATCACCGATGAAATCCGGGAGCGCTGTCTGCGCGAGGCGGCGCATGATGCCCACATCAATGATCGCATCGTTACCTCTACCCCTCAGACCCTTGCCGAGCGTGGCATGACGATGCTCGGCAGTACCCGCGCCACCCCGCGCATCCGTTCCTACCTCTACTGTGACGCTGTGGATGCCTGTTTCTACTACGCCGGGGCGGTGCCCAGCGTCGTCGTGACCGCCCGCTGGACGGCTGACAGCCCGGACATCGCCGAGGGTTCTAAAAAGCCGCAAATCGCCGCTGAGGTCGTGCGCCGCATGATGACCGCGATGGACAGGGCTATGAAAGCTGAGAAAGACCGCCAATGGGCGGCATACATGGAGGAGCAAAAACTGAAATGAGCCATCCGACCACATACGCCGTTGACTTTGACGGCACCCTCTGCGAAAACGCCTACCCAGAAATCGGCGCCCCCAATTTGCCCCTGATCGACAAACTCATATCTTGCCGCCGCCTCGGTGCAAAGGTCATTCTGTGGACGTGCCGGGAGGGTGAGATGCTGACCCGCGCCGTGGAGTTTTGTCGCTGTTACGGTCTGGAATTTAACGCAGTGAACGACAACACCGAGGAATTGAAACGGGCATACGGCACCAACCCGCGTAAAATCGGCGCTGATTACTACATTGACGATAAGGCTATGCCGCCTGATCTGTTTGTATCATAGGAGGAGTTAAAAATGGTTATTCTGACATCTATCGCAAAGGTTCTCATAGGTCTTTTTATCATTGCTCTGGTTCTGGCGTTTATCACCGCCATCTTCCTGCTGGGCGCCATCGTGGCAGCGCTCGGAACAGCTACACAGCCGTTATTCGGGAGAGATCGGGAGGATGACGAGCCGGAGATGGTGAATCACCCCGACCACTACAATCGCCCCGGCCAGAAAGAGTGCATCATCGAGATGGAGGAGAAGTTCGGGACGAAATATGTGCAGCATTTTTGCCTGTTGAGCCGCTACAAATACTTATACCGCTGCGGTCTGAAAGACGGTGCAACGCAGGAATTGTCAAAAGCCAACTGGTACAAAGATAAGTTTCTCTCGCTGGGCGGCGATGACAAGCTGCTGAAAATCGTACCCGATAACGCAAACGCTACCGCTTACCAGCAGATGGGCGGCAACGCCTGCATCGAAAAGGAGGCTATGAGCCATGAAAGTTGAACTGATTGCCTGTTCCCGCCCTCTCCCCGGTCAGTGCGGCACGGTCACGAATCTGATAGGCGTAACGCCCAACCCCATGCGCGTTATTGAGCAGGCTGCGAGTGTGTGCTATGACAGCAAGCCGGATTTCTGGGATTTCAAAATCGCCCATAATTGCGCCAAAACCGGGCATCTGAGTGTATATGAGCACATCTACTTCACGTTCCACATCGAGGGCATCAGCCGCGCTTGCCTCGCCCAGTTGACCCGACATCGGCATTTCAGCTTCTCCGTGCGCAGTCAGCGCTATTGTGATGAGAGCCACGCCGAGCCAATTCTCCCCACATCCACAAATGAAGATCAGGACGGCGTAATCGCCGATGCCTACGATTACGCATGGGATGCCTATGATCGCTTGATTAAGGACGGTGTGGCAAAAGAGGACGCACGGATGGTTCTACCCAATGGCGCACCCACTGAACTGTATGTGTCTATGAATGCACGGGCGCTGATCGAGGCCAGCCATCTTCGGATGTGCCACAGAGCGCAATCCGAAATCCGCGCGATGTTTAACGCCATGAAATACTGCCTCGCTGTCCCATCCCCCGAAATCGCGGCGATGATGGTTCCGCAATGTGAAATCAACCCGAAATACCAATATTGCACCGAGGGCAAATCCTGCGGCAGACACCCCCGGATGCAGGATTTGCTGGCAACAGCTACACAACAGCAGAGTGAGGAGGCTGACAAGAAATGAACAAATACACGATGTACGCCTGCGAGTTTTGTGGCAAAGAGTTTAGTTCTGCATCCGAGTGTGAACAGCATGAAGAATCTCATGACCACGATTATAGCTTTGATGCTGATACGGTTATTATTCAAAGGCTTCGTGAAATGAAAAGTGGATGCTATGACTATCGCATCGGTAACACCGTCATGGGTATGCCTATCACAGCCTTTTCGAGCCTTATTGAAACTGCCGCCAATAGGCTTGAAGATTTGAGTAATGATGCCCTCAGCAACGATTTTTAGCAAAGAAATGAGGTTTACTGAAAATGAAATGTCTGTATAAAGTACCGTTCAGCGGCTTTTTTATGGCTTATGCCGAATCCGCCGAGGATGCAAAAAAGATGTCCCCCGATGATGGTGAGGTTATTTATTCCGAGCAATCCACGGGAGAGGTCGAGGCTTGCCCCGACGGCGCGTCCATCCCGATTGACGATCATCACTGCCTGTTCATTGAACCGGCAGATGAAGATTTTGACGAGGGCATCTCTGAGGATTGGGAGGATGAGCTGTGAACACTGATATTGTCTGGGGCGGTCTGCTGGTGCTGGGTACTGTCTGCGCTACGATTCAGCACTACATCACCAAAAAGAGCGCGGGATCTGAAATCGCATCCCTAAAAACGCGCCTTGAGTTCGCCAAGCAGGAAACCCGCATCTGGAAAACCACCGCATATCGCCATGCCGATGAACGAAATCACGCTGTCCGCATGGCTCAATACTGGCGCAAACAGGCTCTCAACGAGCATTTTGGTTTTGAGCCGGAAAAGGCAGCCCCGTCCCCTACTGTGGCCGAGGTCGTAAACGAAATGATGCGGTATGATGCGCTGATTCAGGCCACGGGCTGGGCGCCTGCTGACAGCCCCGCAGATGCCCCGTCTGAGGGCGAAACTGTTACGATAGCAAATGTACCGAGCGAAACCGAAACCGCCACACAGAGCGCCGCTGTGGGCGCAAAGGAGAGCGATGATGACTAACATTCCCATCAAGACCCGCCAGAGTGAGTTAAAGACACGCCAGAGCGGGTTTTTGAAGATATTTCCAAACGCATTAGTAGATGAAGATGATGGGGTTTTGTGTGTTGACCCTTGCATCATTGATAAAAGCATTGGATGCACAAATGGAAAAAGCTGCGGCGACTGCCGCCGCGAATACTGGCTTGCAGAGGTAACGAACAATGACTAACATCCATGAGGATTTGATTGCGTTCAACTCCCGCAACAACCCCTACTACAACGACAAAGGCTATGCTGACCCCACCACCTATCAGGGCATCGAGGCAGCGGCAACCAGCGAATACCGGGCGCGGTTTGATGCCATCGCCGCGCTTATCCACACGGTCAAGTACATCTGTGGGCTGGCGGGGTTTGAGGTCGTGGGTCGAATCACCCTGCGGCACAAGCAGAGCGGCGACATCTACAAATGAGGAGGAGATCTGAGATATGGCTACACCGAACGAAAAAGAGGATGCCGAGGTTTATCCCGTAGTCATCCTCGACCCGAACGGCAATGAGTACACAAAGGGTATCGCGGCATGGCTGACGGCCATTGCAAAGCAGAATCCTAAAAATCTGGTGTGCATTGCCCGCAGCCCCGACCCCGAAAAGCCGGGGCAGGCCGTGTACACGCTCATGCGGTGGGAAACCAAGGGCATTGAGCTTTCCGAAATTGCCGGATACCTGACATCCGTTGCATCCGAGCTGTTCAACCGTGAACAGCCTAACAGCGAAACCCCATTATAACGATAAAGCGAGGAAAACGGTCATGCAATTCGATAGACAAATTACCATCACCACCGGCGCATCCCGAAACGATCTCAACTGGAAACCTCAGCTGATGACCGTGGCAGAGCTGTATGACCGCCTGCGGAATCCCGTCCGTTCAACGGAAACGCTCGACGCTTATATGCACCTGCCGAAACCTCAGCAGGACGCATTAAAGGATGTCGGCGGGTTCGTGGGCGGCTCCCTCAACGGCGGACGGCGCAAGGCCAATGCAGTGACCGGGCGTGACCTTGTGACGCTTGACTTCGATAATATCCCCGGCTGGGGCACCGATGAAATCGTGAGCCGCGTGGATGCCATCGGATGCAGCTATGCGATCTACTCCACACGCAAGCACTGCCCCAATAAGCCCCGCCTGCGCGTTGTAATCCCCCTTGACCGTACTGCTACCCCCGATGAGTACGAGCCGCTGGCGCGGCGGCTGGCGTGGCTGATCGGCATTGATAAAGCCGACCCTACCACATTTCAGGCGAGCCGCCTCATGTACTGGCCGAGTGCCTGCGTGGATTCGGACTATGTGTTTCGTTGCAAGGATGCACCGCTGGCATCTGTGGCATTCCTGCTGGGAACCTACACGGACTGGCGCAACATGGTCGAGTGGCCGCAGGTTCCCGGCGCTGCCCCGAACTACCAAAAGATGGCACTCAAGCAGGGCGACCCGCTGACAAAGCCCGGCATCGTGGGCGCATTCTGCCGCGCCTATGACATCCGCACGGCGATGGACAAGTTTCTGCCCGGCATCTATACCCCGTGCATTATGGGCAGCGAGGAGCGGTACACCTATACGGGCGGCAGCACGGCGGGCGGCGCTATCATCTACGATAACGGCAAATTCCTGTACAGCCATCACGCTACCGACCCCTGCTCTATGCAGCTTGTGAACGCATTTGATCTTGTTCGCCTGCACCTGTACGGCGATAAGGACGACAGCGCCCCCGGCAATACCGCGGTCAGCAAGCTCCCATCTTATAAGGCGATGTGCGAAATGGCGATGCAGGATAGCGCGGTGCAAGCCATCTACAACAAAGAACAGTTTGCACAGTTGCAGGCTGACTTTGGCGCTATCGCCCCCATCCCCGGCAACGGGCCTCAGCAGACCCCCGGCGACAGTGACGGCGCCGAGCCTGTGCAGGGCGAGGTCATCGGCGATGATGGTCAGCAAACCGACCCCAACGCATGGCTGGGCTATATCCAGCGCGATGAAAACGGCAAAATCAAGCAGACCATCGACAATGTTCTGCTGATTCTCAACAATGACCCCCGCCTGTGCGGGCGGTTCATGCTGAATGAGTTCAGCGGGCGCGGCGAGGTGCTGTACCCCCTGCCGTGGGACAAAGACCCCGACAAATTCAAGCGGCGGGCATGGGCTGATTCTGACATCAGCGCAATGTACTGGTACATGGAAAAGGGATACAAGATCACCAAGCGCAACGCCATCGACGCAGGGCTGGACATCCATGCGGCTACACACGCATTTAACGAGGTGCAGGATTTCATCAAGGGTCTGGCGTGGGATGGAGTGCCCCGGCTGGACACCCTGTTCATCGACTACCTCGGTGCTGACGATTCCCCCTATACCCGCGCTGTCACCCGCAAGGCGTTTGTCGGTGCTGTGGCCCGTGCGATGGAGCCAGGATGCAAGTTCGATAATATGCTGATTCTGTGCGGGCCGCAGGGCCTCGGCAAGTCCACGCTGCTGGACAGAATGAGCAAGGGCTGGTACAACGACAGCATCCGCACATTTGAGGGCAAAGAGGCATCCGAGCTTTTGCAGGGCGTTTGGCTGGTCGAAGTGGCAGAGCTTGATGCTTTCCGCAAGACCGATGTTTCCCGCATCAAGCAGTTTTTGAGCTTGCGCTATGACCGCTACCGCGCCGCCTATGGTCGTAATGTAAAGGAACTGCCCCGCTGCTGTGTCTTTTTCGGCACCTGCAACGTCAGCGATTTTCTGCAAGATACCACGGGCAACCGCCGTTTCTGGCCCGTGGATGTGGGACAAGGCGAACTGATTCACCGTGCATGGGATCTGACCGATGATGAAATCAATCAGATTTGGGCCGAGGCAAAGATGCGCTGGATGATGGGAGAGCCGCTGTTCCTGACCGGCGATCTGGCAGACGCGGCCCGCGCACGGCAGGAGGATCACCGCGAGGCATCCGTCCGCGAGGGCCTTATCCGTGATTTTGTGGAGCGTGATGTTCCCACGAACTGGCTTGAGTGGCCGCTAGACAAGCGCCGCGATTACTGGGCTGGGGCTTGCAAGGGGCAGGACATCCCGACGACGCCCCGTGACCGCATCTGTGCCGCCGAGGTTTGGTGCGAACTTTTCAACGGCGCCCCGCGCGACATCAAGCATGCAGACACCCGCGAAATCAACGCCGTGCTGGCAAGCACCCCCGGATGGGAGGCTAACCGGGGCATGAAGTTTGGGCCGTACAAGCAGCAGCGCGGTTATCGGAGATTCAACAGGCAGGTGTAATGTGTATAAAAATCAACTGACACTTTAGGCCAAAAAGCTGACACTTCCTTATATGCCAAGTGTCAGAACCGTCAGAAGTGTCAGTTAAATATGAAAAAATTGTGAACAAGCGCACTGACACAACTGACACGCAAAACACAAGTGTCAGTTAAAGTGTCAGCCTAAATTTTAACGATGTATCGTTGCAATATATCTATAACTGACACTTCTGACACTTAAAATAAATAAAAATAAAAATAAGTAAAATAACGCGCGTGAGAGCGCATATACCCCCGTATTTACGGGTCTATACGCGCGTGCGCGTGTGTCAGTCAGGTGGACAAGCGCGGCGGCGATGCCGCGAAAAAGATGGGAGGTTATTAGGATGCCGGAATTGGAAAAGGTCATCGAGCGCAAGCTGCGTGACGGTGTGAAGAAATTGGGCGGCGGGGCGCAATGCCTGAAATTTGAAAGCCCCGGCACATCTGGGGTGCCCGACAGGATGATCCTGCTGCCGGGTGGCCGCATTGTGTTTGTGGAACTGAAACAGGTAGGCAAGCGGGAGCGGATGCGGCAGACGTATGTACAGAATCAGATACAGCGGCTTGGCTTTACCGTGTTCAGCACGGTATCGACCCCGGAACAGGTGCAGACGATTCTCAGCCATTGCGAGGAGGTCATGCGGCAAGATGGATTGTAAAGAGTTCCACCCCTACCCCTATCAGCAGTTTTGCATCCAGCACATCATCGATCACCCCGCCGCTGGGCTTTTCGTGGACATGGGCATGGGTAAAACCGTGATGACGCTGACCGCGTTTAACTACCTCAAGTATTATGCGTGGCAAATTCGGCGATGCCTCGTCATTGCGCCGAAGAAAGTCGCCGAGGCAACATGGCGCACCGAAATTTCAGGGTGGCAGCATCTGCGGCACCTGCGCTGCTCCGAGGTGCTGGGAACAGCTACACAACGCCGCGCCGCGATGGCAGTGGATGCCGACATCTATGTGACGAATCGGGACAATGTGCAGTGGCTCGTCAAAGAGTACGGCAAGGCGTGGCCGTTTGATATGGTCGTGCTGGATGAATCGTCATCGTTTAAAAACCATCAGGCCAAGCGGTTTAAGGCCCTGCGGTCAATGCGACCCAAAATCAAGCGCATTGTGGAATTGACCGGCACCCCCTCGCCGCACGGCTTGATGGATTTGTGGGCGCAGGTCTACTTGCTGGACGGTGGGCAGCGTCTGGGCCGCACGATCTCTGTTTACCGCGATATGTACTTTGAGCCGGACAAGCGTAGCAGATCGCAGATATTTACTTACAAGGCCCGCCGGGGCGCGGCAGAGGCCATCTATGCCGCTATCAGTGATATTTGCATCA